TTCTTTGTACTAGGTATGTGTAAATCTTTTCTAGATAACAATCCTGACGCAGGTGTTATTTACTTTGAGAGTGAAAGTGCATTAACAAAACAATTAATTGAAGATAGAGGTATTGATAGTGAACGTATGGTTATCATGCCAGTAACTACTGTACAAGAATTTAGAACACAATCCTTAACAGTATTAGACAAATACATTGAGCAAAATGAAGCAGATAGAAAACCTATATTATTAGTTTTAGATAGTCTTGGTATGTTATCAACTACAAAAGAAGTAGAAGATACAGCAGATGGTAAAGAAACTAGAGATATGACAAGAGCACAAGTATTAAAGGCTGCGTTTAGAGTATTAACTTTAAAACTAGGTCGTGCTAAAGTGCCTATGGTTATTACTAATCATACCTACGATGTTGTAGGTGCATATATGCCTACTAAAGAAATGGGTGGTGGTTCTGGTTTGAAATATGCTGCCTCAACCATTGTTTATCTATCAAAGAAAAAAGAAAAAGAAGGCACAGAGGTTATAGGTAATATTATACATTGTAAAACGCAAAAATCTAGACTATCAAAAGAAAACATGATGGTTGACGTAAGATTAAGATACGAAACTGGTTTAGATAAATACTATGGATTACTAGACTTGGCTTGCAAGTATGGTATCTTTAAACAAGTTTCAACAAGAATAGAATTACCAGATGGTTCAAAACAATATGCAAAATCAATCTATTCCGATCCTGAAAAATATTTTACAGACGATATACTAAAACAAATAGACGAAGCTGCAAAGAAGGAATATAGTTATGGCAACGCCGAAATATAGTTACCAAGAAAACCCGACAAGTGAATTGACAGGTTTTAAAATAGAAGATGGCACATATAAAGATGTCATTTATACTTACGGTAAAGTTTCGCCTATTGAAGATAAAGAGAGTGATAAGTTAAGACTTAAATTTGAATACAATGTACATGAGAATCCTAACAAATGTAATACGGATTCTGGTGACTTTATAGGTGTCATTGGTGACATATTAGCAATCGAGGTAGAAAAGGATACAAATGGTAACAGCGGAAAAGATAGAGAGAACAGCGCTCAAAAATCTAATACATAACGAAGATTATACAAGAAAAGTATTACCTTTTCTTAAACCTGAATATTTTGAAGATCGCAATGAGCGTATTGTATTTTCTGAAATACAAAAGTTTATATCTCAATATAATAAGAGACCTACTAAAGAAACGTTACAGATTGATTTAGGTAAACGTAAAGACCTAAATGAAGATGAATATAAACAAATAGTATCTCTTATAACTTCTCTTAATCCTGAAGATGTTGATCTAGATTGGTTAGTAAATACAACAGAAAAATTTTGTAAAGATCGTGCCGTTCATAATGCTGTTATGGAAGGTATACATATATTAGATGGAAAAGATAAAAAACATACTCCAGAAGCTATACCAGAAATACTCCGTGACGCTTTATCTGTTAGTTTTGATAATGCTGTTGGTCATGATTACTTACTAGATATAGAAAAACGATTTGACTATTACCATAAACGAGAAACTAAAATACCTTTTGATCTAGACTTCTTCAATAAAGTCACTAAAGGTGGTTTACCAACTAAAACTCTCAATGTCGCATTGGCAGGCACTGGTGTTGGTAAAACTTTATTCATGTGTCATCAAGCTGCAAGTGCATTGGCACAAAACAAAAATGTTTTGTATATCACTATGGAAATGGCAGAGGAAAGAATTGCTGAAAGAATAGACGCAAACTTACTTAACATTTCTATGGAAGATTTACATATGTTGAATAAAAAACTATTCAATGATAAGATTACACAATTACAATCTAAAACTACAGGCACATTAATTATTAAAGAATATCCAACTGCTAGTGCAGGTGCAAATCATTATCGTGCCTTGGTAAATGAATTGGCTTTAAAAAGAACATTTAAGCCAGATATTATTTTTATTGATTATATTAATATATGTGCCTCATCAAGATTTAAGGCAGGTTCTAATATTAACAGTTATACCTATATCAAAGCAATCGCTGAAGAATTAAGAGGTTTGGCTGTAGAATTAGACGTGCCAATTGTAACGGCAACACAAACGACCAGATCAGGTTTCGTTTCAACAGACATAGGTTTAGAAGACACTTCTGAATCCTTCGGGCTTCCAGCAACAGCAGACTTTATGTTTGCGTTGATATCTAGTGAAGAGCTAGAAAAGGCAGGGCAAATGCTTGTCAAACAATTAAAGAACAGATATAACGACCCAACCATGAACAGAAAATTTATGATTGGTGTAGACCGTACAAGAATGAAACTGTTTGATATTGAACAACAAGCACAAAATATAATACAACCAGAGGAGACCAAGTATGTCGAACACAACCTTAAAGAGGCAAAAGAAGAAAGCGCCGAAGAAAAGTATAAGAAGTTCCAAGACTTCAAGTTCTAGTATAGAATATTCTGTAAAGACTAGAAAGAAAGGTAAGGGTTATATCTTTCAAGTAATACAAGGTTCATGTGGACAACACGCAGAACCTAGAGTAGTGCAAACATTTAACTTTAGAGAAAAGGCTAAAGAATTTGCAGATTTTCATAATAAAAACCAGATTTGGAAAGTAAATGGGGGTATTCCTAAGTTTCTCCTTGACTAAATAGTTATTTTAGTATATACATGGGAGTAATGATGAAGGGATTTAAAGATTTCATAGATGAACCTGTAGATTTACAGGAACAAAGACTAAAAGCAGAGGACTACGAGGCAGCCATAGTTATTGGTTGGCATAAGAATAATGGCAAGAAACTTGACCTTGCGTCTTCAGGTATTAGTGCTGATGTCTATAAAATGTTGCAAAAGAATAAGGCAGCGTTAAAGTCAGGCGAACTTATCGCTAAAGCAATCGCAAAAAAATTTGGTAACAAGAATGCTAAGGCAGAACAATATGGTCGTGCCAAATCAAAACTAACTCCATTCTGGAAGTTATATGGTGCAACAGACACCACTCCTAAAACAGATATACTCATAGGCAATAAAAGACTATCATTAAAGATAGGTATGGCACAATTAATGTCAGGTGGTAAGGCAGAAAGTACAGCAACATTTTATGCTGCATTGAAATCAACACCTGCATTGAAAAAATCACAACAGTTTAAAAAGACAAATGCTGTGTTTAACAAGTTTGTGACTAGCACAGTAGCACCTGGACAGTTAAGACCTATAATAAAAAAAGGTGATAATCCTGTGGTTAATAAAGCAGAAAAGGCTCATAAAGAATGTATGGCAGAATTAGGTGGTTTATTTGAAAAGTCAGAAAAATTTAAAATTGCTTTTGCTAGAGAAGCAATGTCTGGTTATGAAAAGTATGGTCGTGCAAGTAATAGTGCTGCTGAATTTATGGTTGTTGCTAATCATGCAGGCACTAAAGTTAAAATAGAAAGTGTAAATGACGATGGATATTGTCAAAAAATTGCAGACGCTATGAAATTACAAGCAAGATTTAAAACAAGTTCAAGAAAAGTAGGTGGTGAGAAAACAGGTGAATATAATTTTTGGTCAGTAGTATCATTAATCGTAGATAGTATGGCAGGTGAAAAAGAAGATTATTCTGGTGAGTGGTATGGTAATCTAGATGAAGGTATTATTGATGTAATTAAAACAAAAGTAAAATCTGTATTTACAAAAGTTGTAGATAAAGCAAAAAGTTTCATACAGGCAGGTGTAGATAAAATGCTTAAATTTTTAGGTATGATACCTGATGTATCAGTAAAGAGGTTTATAAAATTCTAATGGAACTATTAAACGAAGATAAAAATACACATTTAGAACATCTTGAAGATGATATTATTAATAATGGTTTCGAAGGTGGTAAAAATGCTATTGCTTTTTTAGAAGCATTAAATGAAATGTTATCTGGTCATAGTTCTAGTAAAGTTAATGTAAGTGTTAAGTGGGATGGTGCCCCAGCAATTGTTGCTGGTCCTAGTCCTGAAAATGGTAAATTTTTTGTAGGCACAAAATCTGTGTTTAATAAAAACCCAAAAGTAAATTATAACATTGCAGATATAAGAAAAAATCATGAGGGACCTGTTGCTAATATTTTAAGAGAGTGTTTACAATATCTTTCTCGTTTAGGCATGAAAGAAATACTACAAGGTGATTTGATGTTTATACAATCAGGTAAAAAGAAAACAACATATAAAGACCCATCAGGTAAACAAGAGCAAATGATTTCTTTTCAACCTAATACAATAGTTTATATGGTACCAGAGAATACACCTTTTGGTAAAAAAATAGATCGTAGTAAATTAGGTATTGTTTTTCATACAACATATAAAGGTTCAAGTTTTGATAAACTATCAGCCAAGTTTGGTGCAAACGTTTCTAAATTAAGAAGAACACCTAATGTATGGTTTGATGACGCTAGATATAAAGATGTATCAGGTAATGCGTTAATGACAATAGGTGAAAGTCAACAATTACAAAAAACAATAAACATGGCGTCTGGTTCTTTGAAAAAGTCTAAAGAAATGTTAAACAAAATTAAAACAGAAAAGAATACTTTATCAGTAGGTGTACAATTAAAAACTTATCTTAATTCTTTTATACGTGCTGGAACAGATTTGCCAAGCACAGCTAAAACTGCTGAGGCATTTAAACAACATTATAAAACAAGAACACAAAAAGAAATAGATAGTGTTAAGACTGATAAGGCAAAAGAAAAATATCAAACTATTCAAAATACTGGTCTTAAATTTATTGATGGTCATAATGAAAGTATTTATTTTGCTTGTGCAACATACAAAACATTACAGACAGCAAAAGGTATTATCATTGCAAAAATGAATAAGGCAAAAAGTATTGGTACATTTAAAACAACACCTAAAGGTATGGTTGCAACAAATCCAGAGGGTTATGTTGCAGTAGATAAAAAAGGTAAAGCAGTAAAACTTGTAGATAGATTAGAGTTTTCTATACAAAACTTTACGACAGCAAAGAATTGGGAAAAACGTTAATGTTAACATTTAAACAATTTGCAGAAAGTAAAAAGTGTCCACCAGGATTTAAGTATGATGAAAAACTTAAAGTGTGTGTGCCTAAATTTAGAAAGTACGCATACTATGGTAGAATAGGACCAGGACCAAAACAAGAACCACAGAATACAAGTGGTAATGATAATGCAAACGGAAACGGTAATGGTAATGGTAATGGTGCTAATGGAAATGGTGGCAACGGTGCAAACGGTGGTAATGGGGGTAACGGTAGTTAATGGAAAGATTTATTATACAAGAGGGTTTATATGATCCAGGTATCTTCAAGGCATTTTTTCTTGCAGGTGGTCCAGGTTCAGGTAAGTCATATGTAACAAGTAGAATAACACCTGGTCTTGGTTTAAAGAATGTTAATTCAGATACCGCTTTTGAAAATGCATTAAAGAAAGCAGGTTTATCTTTAGATATGCCAGCAAGTCAAGAAAAAGAGAGAGACGAAATAAGAGCAAGGTCTAAAAGTTTAACAGCAAAAAGATTAGATTTATATATTATGGGTAGATTAGGTTTAGTTATTGATAGCACAGCAAGAGACGTAAATAAAATAGAAACAGGTTTAAGTGCATTAAAAAGATTAGGTTATGATTGTTATATGATATTTGTAAATACAAGTTTAGATGTTGCATTGGCTAGAAATGCTACTAGAGATAGAACAGTACCAGCAGATATTGTGAAAAAAAGTCATAAACAGATACAACAAAATATGGGTAGACTACAAAGAATGTTTGGTATGAAAAATTTTATTGTTATTGATAATAATAAAGCAAATGAAAATGTACTAGATAAATCTTATAAGATGGTTCGTAAAATAGTAAAAAGACCTATAGGTAATCATGTTGCAAAAATGTGGTTAAGAAAAGAATTAGAAAAAAGACAAGTAAGAGAAAATATCAACATACCAATCAAAGTTGGTGATGTTGTAAAGGGTGGTAAATTTAAAAACAAGTCTATCAAAGTAAAAAAGATAGGTAAGAATGAAAAAGGTGATATTACAATAAATGATAAACCATTATTAAAAGTAAGGATACCAAATGAAAACAATTAGTGAATTACTAAAGAAGAATACAGGTAGATCAAAACCTGTCGTGTTTGCTTTTGGTAGATTAAACCCACCTACAATTGGACACCAAAAACTTATAGAAAGAGTTATTACTATAGCAAAAAGGGTTAAAGGCCTACCTGTGCTATATGTAAGTGCAAGTCAGGATAAAAGAAAAAATCCATTGACAGTAAAACAAAAAGTGGAATACTTGAAAAAAGTATATCCACGAGGTATAAAGATATTACCAGCAATTGGAAGTGAACGTACATTTATGGAAATATTGAAAAATAGATTTGATAAAAAATTTACTGATGTTTATATGATTGCAGGAAGTGATAGAGTTGCTGAATTTAAAAGGCTAATTAAACAATATAACGGTAAGGACTATAATTTTGATACAACGGAAGTCGTAAGTGCGGGTGAAAGAGACCCAGACGCTACTGGCGCTACAGGAATGAGTGCTAGTAAGATGAGAGATTTTGCAATGAACAATGACTACACCAGTTTCAAACAAGGACTTATAAAAGGCACCAAGGAGAAGGACGCTATGAAATTATTTAAAGACTTAAAAAAAGGTATGGGAGTAAACGAGGCGATGGCACCAGAAGATGATGAATTAAGAATGATAAGAGAAAACTATCATAACAATGATATATTCAATATGGGCGACATGGTTGAAAACAATAACAATGGAAATGTTGGTAAGATTATTAAACGTGGACCAAATTATGTACAATATGAAATGGAAGATGGTGGTGTAGAAAAAGCATGGTTAAATGAAATTACACCAGCAAACAATATTGACAGCGAATTACAAGTTGAAGATGTTGATAAGAAAAAATTAGTATTACAAAAAAATGCTCAACAATTAAAATCTTTTAAATCTTTTGAAGAAGAAATCAATTCA